CACACACTCTGGGGAGGCCCCCAGGCATTGCACCTGGCCCCCACAGTTAGTTAGTCGACATCCTTTCCCAACTCCCACCGAGGTATAATCGATGGGCAGCCAGGTTGAGTAGTCGGCCCTGTGAGGTTCTCTGTTGAGGCCCCTGCAGTCTTTCCTGCTGTCAACAACTCCCGCGGTCGCGGGTGATTAGCCTGGCACCGAGTGCCTAAGCAAACAAAGTCCCCTGGTTGCACAGGGTCCCACCCATAGGGGGCGAGAAAGCCACACACTCTGCACCTAATGCTAATCGGGGTTTTACCCCAATTGTAAATGGTGTCAAAGAGATGCTGGCCCTGACGTGGTACGAATGGAGTAGCAGAAACTACCCACCGCACTGGCGTGATCTCAAGGCATTGAACTGCCACTGAGTCGCGCGTCCGCATTTCGTTGCGGATCTGACGATCTCGAGCCGGGTCCCCTGTAGTAGGCGGACTCGGGCACCGAGGAACCCGCTCAATGATAGAACTCATTGATCGGCCCCGACGCCGACCTTCTTTTGCATGGCGGTCAGCGCCAGGAATTTTGGGTTTTGTGGACAATTCCGACCCAAATGATCAGGCCGCTCTACCTTGCAAAACCAGCAAGGGGAGAGAAGAATATCGTGAGCGTCGCAATATTCCGCGATCGCTACGGTAGGTTCCAGTCTAAAACCGGAGCCTCGAGGGCTGGGGCCGGGTTGTGCACCGTCCAGGTGCCGTACCAACTCGGCATAGGCCGCCTCGTGGAGTTCAGCCACTTCATCCGAAAGTTGACTGAACGCACCACAAGCAGAACAAGCAATAGCAACAGCAGCAGGGCTGCTACAGTGAGCAGGACATCTGTCCAGCTCATCCCAGTCATTTCCTGGAAACTCATTCATTGATTGCGACGAGCGCTGCTAGGTGTTTGACTCATGGATGCCACCTGCAGGCTCTTTTGCTGTACTGAATTCTCCGCTATCCAGCGTGAGAAATCCCCTTCGGCGTGGTCTGAACGACACAGCCGGGCGATGCGCGCGTCAATCGCGTCATCGACCTTCGCTTTAAGATACAAGCGAAGTTGCTCGAGCATTGCGAGCTTTGTCTCCTTATCGCTACGTGCAAGCCCATGAAGGATGAGCCCAGTAGTGATGGAGGTGGGCTTCCTCTGACAGAACTCAAAGATAGCCTCACAGTACAAATTTCCGATCGCAGTAGCAGTTGGGATGTTGTTATCCGTAGCAGCCGCGACCCTTCCAGCATAGGACAGCTGGGCATCTCCCACGACGGTGGCTTCATTGTCAAGCCAATCCTTCGTGACGCCTTCCAAAGAGCACTTGAGCCCAAGATCCTCATAGGAGGAGCCTTGCGAGACGTCCTTGTACCCCATGAGTATGGCGGAGGTTGTTGGCACTGTGATGTCCGGATCAGGGTGCCACCACAGCATGACTGCGGCTTGTGAGCTTGTGGGCGCGAAGTGACAATAGTGAATCTTGAACATCAACACTTTGTACTTCGACCACATGAGCATCCCAGACGAATCTGACGGAAAGAGTGCAGCATTCGTGGGATAAACGGCGGTCTGGAGCGACGCTATGTCAAAGGTGCTTCCAGCCGCGTTTGTGGTGAGCTTCCCTAACAGGTTGCACACATGAACCACCTCTCCATCGGCTGAGGTCTTCAGTGTTTTCCTGAAGTTCCCGATGGGGGTTCTGGAGAAGGCAACTGGGGCGTCCATTGTTTTGACTACGCCACCATTGCCACCGGAAACGCGCTCCGCAAAGCCACGTTTCTTTCCTCCATTCCGCTTCTTCCCCCCTTTCTTTTTGCGAGAGGATCCAGCGGCGGATTGCCGCTCGGCAAATCCGGTTGCGCCTTTAATAAACTGGCGCGGGCCATTGAACTTTGGCCATTTCTTGGCAGCAGCGTTGAGACCATAGCTAATGCCGGGTTTAGCGGCACGCAAAGCAGCTTGAATACAGGCACCAATGACAGCAGGTAATGCAACAGCGGCGGCCATGAGAGTAAAGTACGTTTTCCAAGGATTTTTCCCTCACAAGGTGGGATTTCGCAGCGCTTACCAATAAAGGTTATCGCTGCTGAGGAAAGCATGGAGTTCTGCTTCCTCCTCCTGAGTGCGTTGTGCTCCACGTTCATAGTGGAATCCCCTTCGCTTCGATGAACGGTCTAGCGCTTCCTCTTCAAGGCGCGCTATATCTAAGAGCCTGGTGTCGAGCTCCTGATCAGAGGGATCGGTGGGTTCATATTGTGCAACCCACTTATCATCGTCAGGATCCAGTTCTTCCGCAGCAAACTCCTGGTTCCATTTCTCCACCAGATCGGCAAGTTTGCTCCTCGACTCCACGGGAACTGCCGTCATGTCTATGCCATGACCAGAAAGGTAGCTAGCTCTAGCTGAACCTTTCAGCAATCGCATCGCATGAGCATGCAATCGCTTCTCTTCTGCAGTGTAGGGGAGGGCCCTACCAGCATCAGCGGCGACTACTCCACGAACATTGGGTACCGTGGAGGTCGATCCAGCATCCATATCATACTGGTTGTGATCCAAAGCATCGTCTGCCCAGTCATTTCCTGGGCGGTAGATCGAGCTAAGTGTGACTTCTTTGGCATTGTGCAGCGGCGGAGCATCCACTACGCCAGGTGCAACAATGGACAGAAACCACTCAACTGGAGGAAAAGTAGGCTGGACCCACTGAGGCACGGCAGCGTCATAGCCGGATTTTCCAGTGAACTCCTCGTAGTTGAGGTCATTTTCGTCAGCCGGACGAAAACCCTGCGCAGCCCACGCTTCGTAGGTGCGCCTAGCAACAAAATACAACTCGGGGTAGAAGAAACCCCCCGAGAGAGTCACGCCAACGAGACGTGACATTTGCCCGCGAATTTTTGCAGCTCCATTTCCTTTCACGGAGGCACCGTACGTGCCTTTTGGTTGGACGTAAGACAAGACCAATTTGTCAAATGGGCGCACCGGGACGTAGACCTCCCGCGGCTTACCTTGGATAACCACCTTCGCCTTACGGCAGTGGTGTCCGAGGAAGACATATGGATACGATTCCAAACCAGCTTTGTGAACCCACATTTCACGGGTTTCCGCCTTTATTTCAAGGCCTAATTTGCGAGAAATCGCAGTACAAGCCAAAGCCATAGCTTGCCGTGCAGCAGCTTCGTCGGCACAAGCCGTAAAGAACGGCTCAGCGACTTGATTCATGGCACAACTGGCCACCTGATCAAACTCCGCGGTTCCTGGGACCCCCGAAGCAAGCATAGTCTTTATGAACACTAATAGAGCAAAACCTACCAACACCAACTTCTGGAACGCCATTTGGCAGTTCTGGTTGATCACAGTGGTCCATGTGTTGTCTAGCTTCCCCTCATACGAAAAGAGTAGGAGCTTCTGCGTGAGTATTCCAAATAACCCACTCAGAGACATGTCCATATGTTTAACATCAGGACAAGAGACGAGAATTGTGCCATCAAGGCACACAATTACCCAGAGTTGATCATCTGAGTAAGCAGCGACATACAACCCAGGACCTCGTGCCTTGCACGAATTGATCCAGGCCATAAGCTTGTCTGCACCACCGTGCATATATGAGAACTTGTGAGCGTTGATGGACTCGGGATTCTCGAGGAAGGTTTCACAGGCCTCAGAGAAGGGCTGCCATATTGCGGAGAAGAGGAGATTCCAATGGGCAGGAAAGCAGTAGTAAGGGCGGATTTTCTTGGACACTTCCTTCTGAAGATACTTGTCGAGTTTGTTCATTAACATAACCGCACAGAGCTCAGGATTCGCGTCCATCCAATTCTGCAACTTACCAGTCGCGATCGCCTCCATGATCTCACCAGCTATCTCTACCATAGCAGGCACTAGGCTTCCCTGGGGTGACATCTTAGGTCTGAAGAATGGAGCCCCATAATTTGCGCTCACGGTGATTTTGACAAAAGACAAAACATCTTTTGCGCCAAGGCCGTGCATGTCGGGTAGGAGATCCCTACGGACAGGATAGCGCTTAAGAACATGCGCTATAAACTCGTCTGGCTTCCAGGGCGGCTTACGCGACTGGAGGCCTACGGACAATCTTTCGAACAGCCCATCTTCGGGTCCGTTCGTCATGATCCACTGGTTGGCAGCCGAGAGCGAGCTGCGCACACCATTGATCGTGATGGCGTCAAACTTGTCGACCGGTAATTGCGAGAGCCCGATCCACATGTCCGCCTCTTTGTTCACGACCGTGAAGTTTCTCCTATGAGAAACAAGGTTTGCTTTGCCAGCCTTGTCGTCAAACCGGGGGTCTCGCTTATCGCGAACGATTGACTTGACTAGTGCAACGCCAAACCTGGTATGATCGACAACGAACTTGACGATCATTTCCTGAGTATGAGCCTTGTCTTTAATTGTCCAGGTCACCATCTCAGGAGCGGGCTGCAAGACGCGTGTCATCTGCTGCTTGGGTGTAGTTCTACGCGAGACCTCCCGAAGCAGATTTGTGATCTCCTGCTTGGAGGGATTCTCGCTAACTTTTAGGGCTTGTTCGGCTGTCATAACGACTGGGCCGTAGAACTGGTGTGGAGCCTTAGACGCATCCACACCGGGCGCTTTGGACTTGAGCTTGTCGAACTCAGCCCTAGTAACGCTCTTCACTTGACGGTGCTCTTCCGGTAAACCGGTCTCGCGGGATATTGCAGCTTGTCTACTCATGACACGCGTTGAGATTTTCACATCGGTTTATCCCCCTGCATGGTGGGTTTGTTTCGTTAGTCGTAGGATTCACTACCCCGGCACGCCAAAGGCGTCCGGGGAGCCCCCCGCTCTCACCGAGTCTAAAACTCGGTCGGACCTCTAAGGTCCAGAGAGCGGGG